CGAACTCCAGGGCTGCGGGCGTCTTCGCTGCGGCGAGCGCGGCTCGCGCGCGGGAGAGCGCCTCGAACGCAGCGCCGTGCACCGTCCACTCGGCGACTTCGACCGCGCGCTGCAGGTCGACCCCAGCCAGCGCCAACGCCTCGACTGCGCGGTCGCAGACGGCTACGGTCGCGCGATCGAGCCCGTTGACGGACACGTTTTGCCGCCGCTTCGGCGGCAAGTCCGGCAGCACCTCGCGCCGGCGCCGATGGAGCGACACCCGCCGCAGGCACTCGGGCGCCTGCTCGCTCGCGGTGCCCCAGGTGTACCCGTAGCGTCCCCGCGCGCCCGCCATCACCTCAACGAAACGGGGCCAAGACCCGAACGCCGCTTCGGCGCAGCCGCACGCCTGGAGTACCGCCCAAAGCTCGGGCGGCCTGTTCAGGAGCGGCGTGCCAGTCATCGCCCACGTCGCTCCACCATGCGCGCGCACAGCATCGGCTAGAGCGCGCCAGCGCTTTGTCCGCGCGGCCCGCGGGGACTTCAGTAAGTGGGCTTCGTCGGCGATAAGATAGAGCTCGCCCGGGGGGGTACCCAACTCGCGCATGATGCCGTACGTCGCAATGGCGATTTCGCCGCGCGCCGGCCACCGGAATTCGCCACCCGACGTGAGCACGGTCGCGCGCAAGTCGGGGCGCCACCGTGCGGCTTCGGCGCGCCATGCATAGCGCACCGCAGCCGGTACGATCACGAGCGCCGCTGCGCACTCGGGGAGGGAGAGGAGCGCCTGGACCGTCTTCCCGAGGCCCATTTCGTCGCACAGGAGCGCCTGGCGCCGCGGCGCGAGCCACTCAACCCCCGTGCGCTGGTAGGGGTAGAGCGAGAGCCCCCTCGAGCCCAGCTCGCGCTCCGCGCGCTCGAGCCGCGCGCGACCCGCCGCCAGCAACGCCTGCGCCTCGCTGGCCTGCTCGGCAAGCCGCGCGCGGATCGCGGGATCCACTGTCACTGCCAAGCCCGCCGCCCCGAAGGCGGCAAGCAAGCCCGGGATCGCCCCCACGGGCGCCCGGTTGGTGCGGCTCGCCGGGTGCCACACGGCACCATGCGCCGCGCAGGCGGCACGGTAGGCCGCGAACCGCTCGCCTAGATAGGCGCCGAGGGCGATCGAGACGCGATCGCCCTGCGGGTCGAGGGTCAGCCGGATCACGCCTGCGCCTCCGCCATGGGCACACGCCGCGCGGGCCACCCCGCGCGGCATGCTCCGCTCGCCGTGGCGTAGCTATGGGTCGTCACGCCTGCGCTCCACGCGGCTGATGCATCCGTTTCCAGGCGGCTGCCAACTCACGCCGAGCCCGCTCGCGCATGACGCGCCCGAACGCCACACGTCCGTGGCACACGTGCGCACGCGCCACGGCCTCGAGCCGCAGATACTCTTGCCAAGCGTACCGTGCGCGCTCAAGCCGCCAGAGTCCTTCGAACTCCTTGCCGTCCATCCTTCTCTCCTGCCAGCATCGCTGGCTTTGGTCGTCCGCCGATCATAGCCGACACACCCGCCCGCCCGAACAGGGATTTCGCGAAAACTTTGACCGCGCCTAAGTCTCTACCGCGCAAGCACTTGCGCTCGACAGTAGCGCGTGCTGCCAGTGTGGCATACTGGCTCGCCGAAAAAACGATGGCCGGGCGCCCGCGCGGGCCCGCAGGGGGGGGGGGGCGGGCAAGGCAAGGCAGCGCCGCCCAGCGCTGGCCGTGCTGCCCGCTTGCCGGCTGTCCGCGCTCCCCGTACGCTTGCGCCGTCGGGCGCTCGGCTTCTTGGTCATGTTGTCCGCGCCCGTCCGCGCGGGCCGCCGTGAACTGGCGGCCCGCGCTCTTGTACGGGCCACCGGCGACGAGCAGGCCCCCCCGGGGGGGGTCGATCCCGCCCGAGGGACCCGCGGGGACCCCATGCGGCGAAACGGCAAAGCGGCTCAATCGGCTGTCGAAGTCAGCCACTGCACGACCGCGTGGCGGTGGATCAGCCAATCATCGGTTCCGTGGAGCCGGCGACCACGCAGCCGCCCCGCGTCGAGCTCGTCGCACCAGAAGGTCGGCGGGAGCCCGGTGTGCTCGACCAGGTCCGCGACGCGGCAGATCTCGGGGAGCAGGACGCCGCGCAGGCGAGGCGGGAGTCCCGTCCGTCCGAGCGACGCTGCCTCGAAGGAGTCTTTGTATTCCATGCGGGAGTGCCCGGAGCGACCTCCTGCATGGGGCCACCGGATTCCCGCGGGAATTCCTCCGAAGTGCCGCAAGTCGTTGCGGCATAGGGGCTAGGCGACGGGTTCCCACTCATGGGCGGCGCCGGCTTGGCGTAACGCGTTACCGGCCGTTACAGTCGGGGCATGGCTGGGTGGACGCGGCTTGTGAGCTCGATCGTGAGCAGTTCGATTTGGTCGGAGGCGCACGCCACGCGCATCGTGTGGATCACGCTCTTGGCGCTGAAGGATCGGCGTGGGGTGGTGGAGGGTTCGGTGCCGGGGTTGGCGCGGATGGCGAACGTGAGTCGGGTGGAGTGCGAGGAGGCGTTGCGGGTGCTGTTGGGGCCGGACCCGGACACGCGGGACGGGACGACGGGTGAGCGGCTGGAGGTGGTGGCTGGGGGATGGCGGGTGCGGAACCACGAGCGGTACCGGGACCAGCGGTCGGAGGAGCTCGGGAAGACGGCGGAGCGGGTGCGGCGCTGGCGGGCGCGGAAGCGGGCCGACAGGGGTAACGTTACAGGTAACGCCTGTAACGTTACACGTAACGCCTGTAACGTTACGCGTAACGATGTAACAGCGTGTAACGCACCAGATACAGATACAGATATAGGGATTTATGATTGGGAGGGGGAGTGCAGAGGGGGGACCCAAAATCCAGAATTTGGACCGGACCCGGACCTCGACCCCGGGCAGCCCGGGGTCTCGGAGGCTCCGCTGGAGCCTGGTGGGCCTTTGCCGCGTCCGAGCCTCCGGGAGGGAACCTCGAGCGTGGGAGCCGTGGACGCGCTGGGGGGCCGCAGCGGCCCGGACCCGGACCCATCCCCCCAGGTTGCGCCGCTCCCCCCTTCCCGCCGCCCGGGGCGCCGCGGGTTCGCTAGCGTGCCCGCCAAGGCCACTGGGAGGCCCGCCACGGCCACGGACGCGTCGATGATGACCTCGGAGCCTACTTCGGGCCCGGACGCGCCAGCGGGGCTCCTATCGCGTGCTGGGGCAAAGCGGGTTCCGCCGTGGAAGGCGGCCGCCCTGGCGCTCGACCTGGGGCCGGAGCTCGCGGGCGAGCCCTTCGCGGCGGCCTGGGCGGCCTGGATCGACCACCTCCACGCCCGGAAGCGTCCGACGCCGGGGGCCCTGCGTGCTCACCTGGCGAAGTGCCGGGCGGTTGCCGCGCATGGCGGACCGGCCGCGGCCGCTCGAATGCTCGCCGAGTCGATCTCGTGCAACGCCCAGGGCATACCCAACTGGGTCGTCGACAAGTACACTGCGCCCGGAAAGTCCGGCCGGCAGCCGAAGGTGGAGGAGAGCGAGGAGTACCAGCGATGGAAGAAGCGGACGAAGAGCTGAAGTTGGATCCCGGCGCACCCCTGCTGACCAAGGCTGGCATGCGCGCAACCAAAGAGAGCCATGAGCTGCGGGAGCTGCTCTTGAAGGCGATCGACTCGGGCGAGGCCAATTCGGTTCTCATGGCCACGGCATCCTGGCTTTCGCTCCGGATCGAGCGATCGATCTGCATCGCCGCTGAAGCGCACCGGATTCACATGCTGAAAGCGCTCGAACGGATCGAGAAGGCCATCGACCGCGTTCCCCGGAGGGACCGATGAGTGGGAACGAGCCTCCGCCGGCAGATCTGACAGCCGAGCACCGGCTGCTTGCGGGCATCCTCTGCGACGCGACCCGGCTCGCCGAAGCGTTGCGCCTCACCCCACCGGAGGCCATCGCGGATCGCTACTGCCGCGCAGCGTTCGAGCTCTTGCACAAGATGACCGCGAGCGGCCAGCAGCCGCTCGCTCGTGACGACACCGGCCTGGACGTGGAGGTCCTGGCCCATCACCTGGAGCTGCGCGCCAACCCGCCCAAGGGTGGCTGGATCCGCTGGCTCTTCGACGTCCTGCTCCGGGGGACCCGCGTCAGCGATGCCTACGTGTTCGCCAAGGACCTGCCCGACGTTCGGCGAGCGTGGAAGCGCCGCCGCGCGATCGCGGCCGTCGAGGTCGCCGCCGAGGCACTGCGCAAGGCTCGGCCCGAAGTCGAGGGGGAGGTCGAATCCGCGATCACCGAGCTCGAAGCCGCGACTGCTGAGCTCGAGCGCGAAGGATCCGATGGCACGCCCGAGACGGTCTACGAGCTCAGCCGCTCGCTCAACTTCCGCATCCGCACCAGCTCGACCGGCATCGACCCCCTCGACTTTCGCCTCGGCGGCGGCTTGGCGCCGGGCTGTTTCTACGTGCTCGCGGGTCAGACGGGCACGGGCAAGTCGATGCTCATGGCTGAGATCGCCTACCAGACTGCCTTGCGCGAGCACGTGCTCTTCGAGTCGCTCGAAATGAGCCGTCGAGAGCTCACGGCGCGCTTTCTGTCTCGAGTCTCGGGGGTGCCGACCGAGCGTCTGCGATCGGACTGGCAAACACCCGCCGACCTGGATAGCACATCAGCGGCAATCCGGAACCTATTGGACGTGCGCTTGGAGATCAACGACGTCTCCGCGCTGACGCTCGAGCGGCTGCGGCTCGACATGCGAGCCACCGAAGCGCGCGGCCCGCTGGCGCTCTGCTGCATCGACTACCTGCAACTCATGCGCTACTCGGGCGCTCGCAGTCGGTACGAGGAGGTGAGCGAGATCAGTCGTGGGCTGAAGGAGTTGGCGCGCGAGTTCGACTGTGCGGTTCTGGCGGCGGCGCAGTTGAGCCGAGCACCCAATGCCCGACAGAGCAAGGAGCCGCATCTATCCGATCTCCGGGACAGCGGCCAGATTGAGCAGGATGCGGATGCCGTGTTCTTTCTGTGGCGAGAGCCCGAGACGCCCCAGAATGTCCTCGAAGCGTCGATCGCCAAGAATCGACACGGCCGTACGGGTGTCTTCCAGCTTCAGTGGGAACCCGAGATCGCGTGGGTGCATTCGGCAGTGGTCACATGATCGTCGTCGGCCTGGATCCGAGTCTGCGCGCGACCGGCTGGGTGGCGATCGAGATGGACACTCGCGTTGTCATCAGCGTCGGTGTCATCGTGACCCAGCCGGGTCGGGCGCGCAGGCTCAAGTCGTCGGACGACACTCGCCGCGGACTACAAATCTACTGCGAGCTGCATCGTCTATTCGACCGAATCAGGCCAGGGCTGGTGGTGCAAGAAGCGATTTCGGGCTCGCGCTCGAGTCGAGGTGCATCGGCGAGCGCGCTCGCGCAACAGGCATGCGCGGACGCCGCCGTCAATTGGACTGGCCACCCGCTCTTCATCCTGCCGACCGAAGCGAAGCTCGCCGTCGCGGGGACGCGCTATGCCACAAAGATGCTAGTACAGGAAAGAGTTCGTGAATTGATCGGCGATCTACCGCTCAACGGAATAAAAAAGTCCCTACACTCACACGTTTGGGACGCCGCGGCTCTGGTGCTCGCGGCGTGGAACTGGCCGGAACTGGTCGCAATCAGGTGTGCGAGCAACAGAGAGGACGCGGAATGAAGGAATTGGCATTCGCCGCACTGCTGATCGTGTGTATGGCATCGGGCGGCCAGGAGCCCGGGCCGCCGTACCGCGGGGACGCATTCATCGACTGCGAATGGAACAACGCCGAGCTGGAAGTCCTCGCCGTGCTGCGTTGGAAGGGTCTGGCCAGCGCGGACCCAACCGAGCAGGCCGCGCAGGCGTGGCAGCTCAGCCCGGAGTTCATGGCCGGCTGGAAGGCGTGGATGACGGCGCGCGAAGTCGAGCCGGACAGCCTGGGCCACGCGACTCAGCTTCTGCGCCAGTACACGAAGCGGCCCGGTCGTGAGATGGTGCTGGACGCCCTTAGAATTCGAGCTGAGAAGTAGGCAAGCATGCGACCGAAAAAGCTCGAGTGCCGCAACTGCGTGTGGTGGGCAGTTCTTTCCAAGGCCGGCGGGCGCTGCCATCGCAACCCCCCGGCCATGAATCAACGCACTGGCCGAGCCGAGTTCCCGCGCACTGGCCCAAAGGACTGGTGCGGTGAGCATGAACTCGCGGCGGTGGATGAGACGGTGGACGACGAGACAAAAGATGACTGATGATGGCCCAGCCCAGCACCCGCGCCCGAGAGCTGGCGCAGCGCGCAGCGCTTGCCAGCGACACCAAAGCCATTACGGCCATCGCGCATGAGATCGACGCGATGACCGAAGATCGGGTGCTCACGATGATGGCCGTGCTCGAAGATACCGGCATCGTATTGCAGCAACTGTTGGACTCGCTCGAAACGGTGATGAAGAAGCTACGTCAATGAGCGCCCTTCAGCAGACCGATTCGCCGTCGACCTGCCCGATTTCCAACTGGGGCGGGCCCTGGGGTCTCGCGAACACAACCGCCACGCGGCTGATGCAGCCCGGCGGCGTGCCGGGCACGGCGACCTTCAATGCCGGCTGGAGCGCAGCCGCGCCGGTCGGCTCCGAAGGAATCATCGTCCAATGGCAATCGACAGAGCTCGGGCGCGAATTCTGGCCTTCCGGCACTTGGACGGTAGACTTAGTAGTCACCGCTGGGAACCCGCGACTTGCGTGGACTGAGCTCTGGCTCTACCGCGTATCGCAAAGCTGCACGCTCAAGATGCAATTGGTGAGCGTGACCGTCGGGCCGATCGCTCTGGCCACTGGGGGCACTTACACCGTAGCCGCGACGGCACCCATGACCGTCGGGGCAATGTCGGATTCGGTCGTGGCGCTGATCGTGGCGCGGAAGGTCGCTGCCGGATCTGGGCTGATAACCATCAAGCCCAACGGTATGATGGAAACCCCCATGGATCGGATCGTTGGAGCTTCGGGCCCAGCTTTTGGCAACGCCGCCAGGCCACGCGTAGCCGGCGTGATTGCGCGCGCTGGAGTCATCGGGCAGGCTGTCAACACGAGAATTCGAGGGGGAATCGTGTGACCTGCGTAATCCGACCCCTCAAAGAACGTTTCTACAAAGCCCTATGCGGCCGGGCGATCGCCAAGGTCGTGGGCTTTGGTTGCCTGTAGCGAGGCAAGTAGATGAGCGAAGTCACACAGGAAACGAGGCGCAAACGCGCTCCGAAGCGCGACCGCATTACCCTGGCCCTGGAAGCGATCGCTCGCTTGGGCATCGACGAAATCGCAGAGTTCGCGGGCATCCTCGCTGAGCAGCGACCCAGGTTGGCGGGCCTCTTGCTCGCCGAACTGCGCGAGACCGTGGAGGGCCCGGTCGAATGAGCGACACGGCGCCGATCCAGGGTGACGTCATCGAAGGCGAGGATCTCGACCTCGTGGCTCAGGTGCGCCGCACCAACGGCGTGCTGATCCAGCAAGCGGACATCGAGTCGATCTCCCTGATGGCCTTCGACCTCATGGGGGACGACCCGAAGGTAGACGTCTACATGGGCAGCGATCCGGAGGTTGCGAGCGTCATCAAGAACACGCCGCTGCTGGATGGGCGATGGCGCGGCCGGGACACGATCGGCTACAACTTCGCCCACCGCATCCCCATCGGGGACCTCGAGATCGAGGGTGGGCACCGCTACCGCTTGGAGTACGCGCTGCGGACGAAGGGTCCCGATGAAGGCAACATCCGCGTGCGCTTCCTGCTCCAGTGCATCCCGGAGCTCGGGGTCTAGGTGACCGCGAGGAAGAAGATCGCCCGCAAGCGGCGGGGGTGGTCGAAAGAGGCTGGCTGGCCGAAGCGCCACCCCTACCTGACCGACGCCCTTCGCGATCGGCTGCTCGAAGGCAAGCGAACCGGTGATGCCCGGGACGAGCTGATCGACGCCCTGCTCCTCGCGGCGACCGATGGCGGCAAGCACCAGATCCAGGCCCTCCGGCTCATTTGGGATCGCATGGAGGGCTCGCCGCCCCGAGCCGTCGAGGATCGGTCCGCCGTGGGGGTTGGGAAGACCATCATCTTGCTCTCCGAGCGCGAAGCGACCAAAGTGAAGGAGCTGGAGGCCCAGGACGAAGCCTGGGAGCGCGAGCGGCTCCAGCTCTCCAGCAACACGAATGGCCCCCCCCCGGTGGGCAAGCAGACGTAGACATGGCAGCGCAACAGCAACCCCTGGTGTTCGAGCTCACGGTCGACTTGCCGAACGTTTCGGCCGGCGAGACGCTCCTTCAGAATTTCACCGTCACTGGATTACGCGTGGGCGATCTGTGCCAGGTCGTGCCGGCAGCGCAGCTCGTTGCCGATGGCTCCGCTGCCTTCAGCCTGTACGCGACTAGGGTGACTGCGCCCAACACGTTGCCCGTTGTTCTCGTCAACGGAGGCGGGGCGGGCGCGAATGCGGCGTCGATGAAGTTCCATGTGGTCGTTCTCAATCGGCTCAACGCCCAGAAGCGGTCGCAGGCCAAGGTCCTGTCGTAGTGCCCGACCTCGAAGTCGACATCCGCGGCGAAGCGCAGAAGTTGTGGACCTGCCGCGACCCCGAGGTGCTCATCGAGGGTCCCGCCGGCACTGGCAAGAGCTTCGCGGTAGCGCACTACCTGCTGCACTGTGCGCGGCGGTGGCCGGGCTGTCGAATCCTGGTGGTTCGCAAGACGCGCAAGAGCCTCACCGACTCGTTCATGGTGACGCTCGAGCAGGTCATGGCCGACGATCCCGAGCTCGGCTGGGGCAAGCCTGCCAGTCCGTTGGGCAACGACCGGCTCACCCGGCATAGCTACCGGATCGGCCAGAGCGAGATCGTGCTCGGCGGCATGGACGAGCCGACCCGTCTTTTCTCGACCAGCTACGACATCGTCTTTGTCAACGAGGCGACCGAGCTCACGCTACACGAGTGGGAGACTCTGCATCGCGCGCTGCGCCACTGGCGCATGCCCTACCAGCAGCTCCTCGGCGACTGCAACCCGTCGCACAAGAATCACTGGCTCCGTCAGCGGACGATGCAGCCCTACCAGGTCCCGCGCGAGCTCGCCGGCAAGGTTCCGCCGGCGCGCGAGGGACAGATGATGACCACGAGCCTGCATAGCCGCCACGAAGACAACCCGACCATCAAGCCTGCCTACCTGGCGCGGCTGGCGGCACTCACGGGCCCGCGCAAGGAGCGGCTCTACTGGGGCCGCTGGGTCACGACCGAGGGGCTCATCTATCCCGAATGGGACGAGTCCAAGCACATCGTTTCACTCGTCAGCGAGGAACCCGACGGCCGACCGCGCGATCGTTCGGGCAAGCTCGTGCTCAATTGGTTCTTTGGCGCCCAGGACTGGGGCTACGAGAACCCCGGCTGCGCGCAAGTATGGGGGGTCGACCGTGATGACTGCATCTACCGGGTTGCCGAGATCTACTGGCCGCGCCAAACGATCGAGTGGTGGTCGGAGGTGTGGGCCAAGTGGGTGGACCAGTACGACATCCGCACGATCGTCTGCGATCACGATCCCGAGGCGATTCGCATGCTCAACGACCGGCTCGGCATTTGGGGCGGCCGGCGGCACTCCCGCATCGCCCGGCGCTGCATCAAGGCGCGGCCCAAGTTCACGGGCTGGAACCACGTCCGCGACCAGCTCGCGGCGGGGCGCTTGTTCTTCGTGCGGGACGCGCACCCGCGCGGCTTCTGTCCCGAGCTCCTGGAGATCATGCAGCCCGCGTGCTCCGAGCAGGAGATTGACGGCTACGTCTACCGCTCCTGGGACGCTGGCCACGCGCTGGAGGCGCGCGAAGATGAGGCGCCGGGGGCCCCCAACCATGGCATGGATACGATGCTCTATGCCGCGATGTGGCACTGGAAGAAGGACGTCGCGGAAACCGGGGGCGAACACCGCTTCCAGCCGGGGAGCTATGGTGCCATCCTTGGACACGAGGACGTGATGAGGAACTAGCGATGCCGACGACGATCGTTTGCACGGCGTGTTCGGGCCAGGGCGAGGTGACGCTGCCCGATGGTGCCACGCAGCTCTGCTTTACCTGTCGCGGGACCGGCCGTCCGTTCGAGCCCGAGCTTCAGCTCATCGGCGACATCGTTGCCGTGCGCCCATGGAACCCCGGGCGCACGCGCGGGGGGCTGCTCGTGCCCGAGAGCGCCAAGGAGGAGGTAGCGAACTACCGTCACGGAACCGTCGTCAAGGTTGGTCCGGGGCATCGCTCAGTGACGGGCGCGATGATCCCGGGGCCGGACCTCGAGGTTGGCGACGAGGTGCTGTACGCGCCAAGCTACGCGCACAAGTTCCGCTACGGCGGCGAGGAGCTCGAGTTGATCGACCCCGGCGGGATCTTCGCTAAGGAGAGGAATCGGGAGGAGCAAAAATGAAACTATGTCGCGAATGCAAGGGCGTGAGCCTGAAGCACGATGAGTGCTCACGTTGCCATGGCTTTGGCATCGACGTCGAGCGACCGCGGGCCGATCGGGCGCCGTTGGGCGATGAAAACAAATGGACTTTCGTTTGGTCTCAAATTGGCGATTTTTCGGGTCAAGACCCAAATTATCGGTTGCGTTCGGTCTCATTCCCGGCGGATGAACATGCGCGGACGCGCGAGCTAATCGCCAAACGATTGCTTGGGCTAGGTCGGGCGGAGGCGGCCGCGTTCATTGGCAGGCTACTTTGGGAGGAAGGCGTCTATGAAGAAATCGAAACGCGAGCCAACGCAAGTTGACGTAGAGAAGGCGATGGCGCTGGAGTGCCGTGGCTGGATACTCGACGCGGCGCGCGCGACGGCGACGCATCCCAAGCTTCAGTGGCCGTGGCCGGTGGGCGACGCGCTGCGGCTCGAGGAAGAGCGCGACCGCAACGATCTCAAGGCCCTGCGTTTGCTCGGGAAGCTGAACAAGTGATCGACAGCCTTTACGCTTTTCCGGGCTCGCCCGACAACCTCATGGCGGAGGTACAGTCGGCCATTGAGGCGACGCGTGACGCGCTCTGTTCGCTTGACTCGATGGTGATGCAGTACGCGGGTCGCCATTACGAGAAGTGGCGCGGACACACGCAGGATGAGGAAGCTCCCGAGAACCACTACTTCGAATGGATCAGCTACGTGCTGCCGCAGGTCGCCTACGCCAACCCGATCTTCCGCGCGACTACCAAACGCATGGGCGAGACGTGGCTGGACGCCGTCGCGCTCCAGCACGGCTTGAATCGGTGGACGCGCGAGAACAACCTGCGCGACTTTCTCGTAGAGGGGCCGCTTCTGTGGATGCAGTTCGCCTACGGCGTGGCGCTGCTCTCGGAGGAGGCGATCCCGGGCGCGCGGCCGATCGAAGGGCTCGACGTGAACGGGGGCGCGGTCATGCCGCACTGGCCACGCGTCTACGACATCCATCCGCGACGCTACTTCGAGGATCCGCTTGCGGCAAGCCAGAGCCAACCGCGCTACCGGGGGCATATTTGGGTGCGCGACAAGTGGGAGCTCACGCGCCACGCCGAGGCCAACCCCGACGAAGGCTGGAACCTCGAAGCCCTGGAACAGCTCACCAAAGAAGTGGACGAGCGCGACCTCGGGCGGATGCGCGAGCATGACGTCGAGCGTCACGAGGCGACCGGCTACACGGTCTGGGTGCCCGAGCACCGGCTTGAGGACGCCGGCTCGCCCGACGATGGATTCCACGGCACCATCTTCACGCTGCCGGGCAAGCCGGGCGCCAGCGCCGGCGCAACGGCTGGCGCGACGGACACGAACAAGCTTGAAGGTATCACGTGGCTGCGCAAGCCGTATCCCTACTGGGGACCCCCGACCGGACCTTACTACGTGTTCGGGATCTACTCGGTCCCGGGGAAGTCCAAGCCGCTCGGACCGTTGACGGCGGTGAACGAGCAGATTCGCGAGTTGAACAGGTTTGCCCAGGCGGTCAGTCGCGCAAACCATGCGTACAAGCGCATGGTCTTCGTGGTCAATGGGGACAACAAGTTGGTCCAGCTTGTCAAGAGCGGGCAGGCGGATTACGTGTTCAACGTCTCGCTCGACCCGGACACGCGAGTCGAGCAAGTTGAAGTCGGCGGCGCGACGGAGCAGCAGTACACTCAGGTCGCCTTTCTGCGCGATCGGGTGCAGCGGGTCTCCGGACTCTCGGACGCGCAGCGCGGAAACGTGACCGGCCGCGGGACGGCGACGGAGAACACGATCGCCGACAAGGCGAACGACATTCGGCTCGCTTGGATCAAGGAGCAGGCCACGAAGGCGACGGCGCAGCTCGCGTGGGGCGTTGGGTGGTACCTGTGGTACAACACCAAGACCGCCTTCCCGCTGGGCCCCGAGGTGGCAAAGGAGCTGGGGCTGCCCGAGCTGCTTCCGGTGTTGGGCGAGAATGGCCAGCCGCTCGAAGACCCAGACCTCCCAGGGGTGCCGCTCGTGTTTCGACCCGAACCGTGGTACCGCGGTGGAGCGAAAGCGCGCCGGCCGGGCAGCTACGACGACATCGAGCTCACGATTGAGCCCTACTCGATGGAACGCGCGGATCCCGCCCAAATGCAGCGCAATGCCGCGTTTCTCATGGAGCTTGGGCCGACTGTCGCGCCAATCATCGCAGCTACGCCGTGGTTCGGGTGGCGCAAGGTCTTCAAGTTCGTGGGCGAGGCGTTGAACCTTCCCGAGCTAGACGACGTCATCGACGAAGAGCTCGCCATGCAGTTCGCGCAGTTATCGCCTGAGCTCGCCGGTAGTGAGCCGAAGAAGTACGCGCCGCGCCTTGTTGGCAAGGGCGCCCCGCCCGCCATCGGGATTCGCGCGCAGGCCAAGGCGAGTGCGGCGCGCAACATGGGTCTGCCGGTGCCGCAGACCCAGCGCGGTGGCGTGGCGGGCCCCGCAGCGCGCCCGGCGAGTCAAATGGCGATCGGTGGTGGGCGATGAGCGAGCTCGACCAGCTTCGGCAGGAGAATTCTGACCTCCGACGGGACTGCAAGGAGCTGGCTTGTCGTTCGCTGGAGCTCATGGCACTGCTCCAAGAGCTTGTCGTGAAGATCCGAGCCGGTACCGTCGGTGATCCAATGGAGGCGATCATCGGAATTCTGGACCATCAAATCAAGAAGGCGAGTCATGCGCATTTCCAGTTCGGCAGAAACAATGACCTTCATTCCAGCGGCTCCGCCGCAAGCTGACCAGTGGGACGTTCCCGAGTCCCCCGTGCGAAGCGAGTCGTTCACGTGCACGGCCACGCCCTGCTCGAGATCCAACGTGGGATCGAGAAAGCTGGCTTCGAGGCGATCCGTGGAAGGTTCGAAGAAGGGGGCCTCGCCGTCGTCAGGGTTGGTCGAGTCGGTTTGCGCTGGTCCGTGTTCAGAGCCTGTATCAGGTGGGGTGCGAGCGGTCTTGAGCTGACAGGAACCGACTCCGTGCCGATCGAGCCGTTGCGGATCCACTACGCGCACGCTGTTCGTGACGCGGAGCGCTGCGGACTGCCGTACATGCAGCGTGACAATGGGCCGCTCAGTGGCGCGGCGATCGAGCGGTTGGTGGGGCTCTTGGAAATTACGCTGGAAGAAAAAGCCCGCCGGATGGCCGAACTACAGCGCGAAATAGATGCCGCGAAGCTCCAAGTCGGAGCAAAGGCTGACGATGGCGCGCTCATCGGCGTGCGCGCGTGGAAGATCGAGCGGGGCGGCGTGCTGGTCTCGCCCTACCGGGAAACGCGTTGGCTCGGCTCGGTGCCGACGTTGACTGCTGACCCGCCGCTCGAAGAGGACGCCGATCAAGCGGTGCGTGGGCTGCGCGGGATTCACGCCGCGTGGCCAAGAAGCGACATGGCTCTGCCCGACTCTTTCGAAGGGATTTCCGCGCCGGGCATCGGTAGGCAAAGGAGTGCCATCGGATTCGTCCGCGGCTACCCGCCAGCGGTGGTAGGTGACCTGGGTTGGCGGGCGAGTCGGGTTATCGCGGATGCGGTCTACGTGCTGCCGATCGATAGGCGGCGGGTGGCCAAGAAGTACCCCGAATGCGTGGTGGGGGTTTGGAAATGAGGTACCGCTACGATCCGACGACGGGGCGCGTGATTCCGGCCGATGGGTTCCACGTGGAACGCGACCGCCAGCCGACGCGCCGCGACGTGAGCGCTTTCGAGAGCCAACAGGTCGATCCGCGTGACCCGCTTGTCGCCCAGATGGGCCTGCGGCG